GCAGTTTAAGAATTCCAACACCGACCTTACGGTCTGTGGCGAAACCCCCTAGTTTAATAGGTAGCTCGAAGGTCACATTACTGTAACCTACCGATTGACCAGCTGCTTCTTTAAGCAACTGAGTAGCTAAGCGTTTAGCGTAAGGACCCCAAACGGGGCTGGCGAGTTGTAAAAAGTCTCGTGCTGCAGGTAGGATTTCAAAACCTTTTCCACCCTTGACAAACTTAGATACGTCGAGGCGAATTGGGGTTACCAACTTACCCTTCCAGTACATTTGGCCGCAAAAGATCGCGGTTGAGTTTGAGACAACAGTTTTTCGCCTGTTGACGGTAGCACCGATAAAGGTGTATGCCTCAACAAAGGATTCAAGTAACCCTAGACCGCATACATCATCGTTTGCGTGTGCTAGACCTGACAATGAGAGACCTCCCTTACGGGAGTTTCTCCACATTGAATAGGCTAACGCGACACATCCTAACTCATAACAACCCTTTAGGCCCATAAGGGGCAAAGGTGTGTTAATAGGCCCCCTCGAGGTACTTATACGTAATGTATTAAGATACTCAAGGAAGCCATCTTCACCCATACGCTTTAGCATCATAGACAGTAGGTCTAGGTCGAGAGAGTCGGTGAAGTTAGATGCATCCGAAGATACGACTGAACTTCCAGTACTTGATAAGTACTGCGTACGACTATGTCCAATCTTCTGATCCAAGGAGACGTCGGGGATCCATCCATAAAGGATAGTCCTACATGCTCTATAGACTGAAGAAGAGTGAACAAGGGGTGAGTAATATGGCGTTATGCCACGGTACTTACCACCGTTCTCAACAATAACCGTTTGTCTGCCATCTATGGCATCAGGCGGTGGTGTTACAATAACAGATGTTTCGTTTTGACAACGTAACAACTTACGTAATACAGCTGTTGGAATTACTGTTCTATACCTCTGATTCGACTTCTTTGTTAAGCTTTTTAGGCTGTAACATTCGATATCGATGTAGACCTTGCCCTCTTCAGGGTAAGATCCAGGAGTTGCTATCGGGACCTTGACGGCCCGTTTGTAGTTAACGAACTTAAGGAATTCCTCAAATTCTTCTCCATAGGTTTGATCCAGTTCTACAACCCTCGACGGGTTTACTTCTCTAACTACACGTAATGCGTAGTCATCCTTAGCTTTTGCTAAGCCCTTTGGACTGCTGAGTCTCAGCATCTTCCCAAAGGAGAGGAGAGTTAGAATTCTTCTAACCAATAATTGATTACTTCCGTTAGGCGAGCTACTCGAAAGCTCAAGAAGCCTGCCAAAATACCAGCCGAAAGGCTTTGGTAACCCATTCCGTTTGACTGGAACGAGGTACTC